AGTTAAAAGTTAATATTAATTTGTGATTCTTCCCTCAACTCTAGCTTTTTCGATTTCAGCTTCATACTTTTCAAATTCACGAGGTTTTAATTTTGAAATCTCGTAAGCACTCCAAACTTTCTTCGGTTGTGCATCACCTTCAGTAGCTTTTTTAGTTTTAGTTACAGCTTTAGCAGCTTCTTTTCTAACATCTTTTTCTTGTTTTTTAGTATACTTTCCAATACCTTTATCCATCTTATATAAATCAATTGCTCTTGCAGCTAACGTTGCATTAGTTTTATTTTCATATAACCAATTTTGAATAGTTGGTTCTTGTTCAGTAGCCCAATTATGAAAATCGTCTGTTTCACGAATTTCTACAAAATCAGGATGCTTTTTAAGTAAGTCTACTTCAGCTTTTTCTTTACTAACTTGTTGCTGTTGAGATTGAATAAGTTGATATTTTTCTTCAAGCTCTTTAGCTCTGTCATCAGCTTTGTTCATAGAAATGGTTTCAATCATTTTATAAACATCGGGATACTCAGCTTTCCATTGGTCAAGTTCTTCTTTTGACTTAGGAGGAACAAATTCTAAATTTTGCTTACCAAGTTGGTCTTTAAGAGTACTAACTTCATCTTTATGCTTATTGATAGTCGAATCATAATGGCGTTTAAGATCGTCATATCTTTTCTTAAACACTCTTTCTTCAGCATTTACAGGGCGTTCTTTATCTGGAGTAGCTAATGCGTTAGGATCTGCAGGATCTTTTTGTGCATCAGTGTCCTTTGGAACGGTATCTGTCTCTGCTTTATTTTGGTGAAATTTAGTTAAATTGCCTTCAGCAAATGCCTTAACTTCAGGATCGTCTTCATCTTGTTGTTGAATAGGATTCTTATAAGGTGTTGCTTTTTGCCTTTTAACTTCTTTCTCGTTATCGTTTTCCATGTTTTCTCCTTCGAGTTGAGTGCCTCATGGGAGGGTAGCTCATTCCATGATGTGGGCTGAATTAGGCTATAGGGCCTGCTTCAGGTGGCACATTTGTTGCTGCTCCTAATCCTTGATTGGGAACATTTTCTGCAGTAGCAGAAACTTGTTGTGTCATAGTTGGATCCAATTGATTTGATTCTGGTGCAGTTGCTAAAAATGTTTTTAATCTTTCAACTGATTCAAGAGGATCGTTAGACGGAAATTTAGTTATAATATCTTGTAAGTTAATTATTAACGATGGTTCAGTAGCTCCATAATTTGCTACTATTTGAGGTAAAAATTGAGGATCTACTTTTGCTAAAACTTCTTTTGCTCCCATTGTTAATGTGCTATCTAATTGTAATTTATCTTCTGGAGATAATCCAGGTATTTCTTGCTCTACTTGTTGCTGAACTTCTGGTCCTGGCTGTGCTTGAGCTATTGGTCCTGGCTGTGCTTGAGCTGCTGGTTCGAGTGGAGCCTGTGGAGCCTGTGCTCCTAATCCACTTAAATTAGCAGGTTTTGGAATAGCAGGTTGTCTACCTAATAATCCAGTTGTAGTGGGTCTCATATTTATTCCTTCTATTGCCATAATTTTTATCCTTTCCAGCCTCCTTCACCAGTTGAACTCCCTGGTGCTCCACCACGACCACCTCGTCTACCTTCTGGGCTTCTATCTTTTTGAAGATTTGCTAATTGTATTTGTTTTTTAGCTTCAGCTTCAGCTTTTGCTGCTGCTCTATCCGCTGCAGCTTTAGCTGATGCAGCTGCTCGTTGTGCCTGTCTAACATCAACATTTGGATCCCAACCACTTGCTGGTCTATCTAATGTTGATACAGATCTTGTTTGTTGCTCTATTTCAGCTGCCGTTTTACCTTTTAAACTAGGAGGTAGTTGTTCCATAGGTTCTGGTTTTAATTTACCTTTTTGGCTAGGAGGTAATTGTTCTGTCAATACATTTCCAGGACCTGATGTAGCCATATAATCACTTAAAACTGTTTCTGTTGCAGTTTTTACTTTAGGATCTTTTATTTGATTAATTTGATTTATAACATCTGAAAAAGATAATCCTTGATCTTTAACAGTCTTTTCAAAATCTCCTATTCCTTTTTTTCGTTGTGCAATAGTATTTCCTAATGATATATCAGATATCACTTTTTGTCCTGTAGATGACATTGCATAATTTATCCCCATTGAAACTGTAGGAGGAACTCCAAAAAGAGACATAGCAACTCCTAAAAGTAGTTTTCCTATAGGAAAAGATTCTTTCTCTATAGGCATTCCAAATATCATATCTTGATTATTTAAATTAAAAGTTTCTGAATTATCCTTCATATTTCGCAATTCTGATAATGGCGTATCTGATCTTAAACCTGTTTTAGCTAAAATTCCAGTATCTGCAATTTGCTCCTGTTTTCGTTGTGCAAATCCTTCAGGTCCTTTAGGTTTCATTGCTCCAGTTAAAGCCGTTGGTTGTACTGTTTCTGGTGTAGTTGGAACTTGACTACCACCAAATATATTTTCGCTAATTGGTTGAAATAAAGTAGATAATTGATCTTGAATATTTCCTTGTTGAACCTCAAGTGACTGACTAGCCATACTTTCAGCAAGAGGATGCCATTGCGAATCTTGTTTTAATGTTTGTCTATCGGAAGTAAATGTAGGATATAATTCATTTTTTAGGTTCCATTTATCTTCAGCAGAATCATAATTCAATGAAGAATATGATGCATTTTCTCTTCCAAACCTGTTAATGTTCAGACTCATAAATTAATTTTTCCTTTTTTCTAGTTTTATTAGCTTCTTGGAGGCTGAGTAAGTGGCGTAGAATTGCCAGTTTCCCCTGGCAACGGCACATTACCTGTTCCGATGTTGCCACCTCCAACTCCAGTTGTATCTGTTGGCGAAGCTCCTGTAGGTACTTCTCCAGTCTGCCCCATCGGACTTTGTCCTCCAGGAGCGGTTGTATCTGTTTGATTTCCATTTACCATCCCCATAATTTGAGCAAATATAGCAGCTTTTTCTGGATCATTAATTATTCGTTCTGGATCAATATCAAGTGATTTAGCAATTTCTTTTAATATTGTATGCCATTTAACGAATGGTGCTAATGCAGGATTAGCTGCTGTTTGCATAAATGTCATTAATCTTTGTGATCTAACTTCTTTTTGCATTAAAGAAGATGTACCACGTGCCTTAATCTCTAAGTCACCTTTAATTTCAGGAACACTTTTATTAAATTGCATGTTCCATTCAAATAAAGTTCTTCCGAGAGGTTTTAGTAAATAATCGTCAATATTTTTTATAACTGTTTTAATACTAAGTGCAGCTGCTCCCATCAACATAGACATACCAGATGCAGTTCTAGTAGTAGACATAACTCCAGTTGTTCCATGTGAGTATGATGGAATACCTGTAGATTCATCTGCTAATTGTCTAAATCTATCAAACATCATCATATTTTCAGTTGTTGTACTTGGAAATTTTACTGCATGTAATGCTTGACCAGGTTGCCCACTTTGTCTTCTAAAAATTTTTCCAGGAAAGACTTTCATATCTTGTCCTGGAACTAATAATGTTTCATCAATATCAAAAACTAAATTTCCTGATAACGCTAAATTATCAATAGCCATTCTTGCATGACCATTCATAATTTGTTGTGAATCTTCCATATTTTCTGGAATGCCAACACCAAAAAATTGATATGGATTAATTTCATATGGACATACCATATATGGTAATCTATATGGAATAAACGGATTTGGTATAATTCTTAAAATTTGATTTCCACAAATCCATGCATTAATATGAATAATATTTAATGAATCATCATATTCAAAACCTATGTTATTTGCTGTTTCTTTATCTATTGATCCCCAATACTCTAAAACTTCATATCTATTTTTATTTAAAGTTTCAACATTTTCTCGATCATATAAAGATGATTCAAATCCTCGTGTAGCATAATTTGGACCCATGTCTAAACATTTTCTAATTGAATCCGCTTTAAAAAATGGTCTATCTAATAAATCTACTAATTGTTGTCTATTAAAAGAATGTCGTTGAATAATATAATCACAATCATTAACAGATGCAGCATTTGGATCTGGATATAAATCCCAACATGATACAGGTTCTAATTGAGGTACAGATTTAATTTTTCCAATATAAATATTTTCATTTAATTCTTCATCATGTTGCCATGAATTATATAATTTATCTTCAGTGAAAGGTCCTTTTAATACACCTGTACCTAATAAAGCCATTTCAAAAAATACATGACGTAATGCTTTAATTGCATCAATTTCATCTAATTGGTCATGGATAACTTTCTGCATTTGTTCAGCAGCCAATCGTGCAGGCTCAATTTCTGGAAGAATATCAACAGGTGCTTCTCCCTCTTCTAAGCCAGCCTCTTCATAATTTTGTGCTATATTTTGCATTAAAGTTTCTGCTGTAGCACCAGGAAGAATCTGTTTTCCATCACCAGCAAAGCCATATAAATCCTGGCCATTTCCATTTGGTTTCTCAGGAGTTTCAGGAATTTGTTGTTTTTGAGGATTTAAAAATGCTTTTTCTGCTATGCCTTCAGGAACAGGTGTGGATTCAACTCCAATAGGAAATTTATTTCCAGAAAATAAAACTTCAATTATTTGGCCAAAAGACGCAAGAACTTTAGTTTTTGTAACTTTTACAAAAACTTTAGACTTCTCATTATCTCTAAAAGCCATTTCAGGCCCATAAAGTCCACGATAATTTCTATACGATTTCAACCATCGTTTTTCATCATATAATCTAGATGTTTCTGATTGTTGAAACTTTCCTCTAATTATACCTATAAGTGGATTATATTCTTCAGAATATGGTTTTTTATCCATATCTTTAGTATATTTTTTAGCCATTTATGTTATTATCCAGTTTCGCCTTGTGTATAACTTTTTAAATAAGAAGCTTCAAGTTTTTCTGGTTTTCCTTTTCTTCCTTCTTCTTTTCCTAAAGCTCCTTGTTTAACTGGTGCATTAGGATTTATTTCCATTCTTTCACGATAAAGTTTACCATCAGGAACTTTAGATAAAGATCCTTGAGCTTCTTTAGGTGCGTAGACTTCTTTTCCTTTCGGATATTTATAGCCGTATGGCATAGTATTACTCCTTGTTAAAATTAATAATTTTTTTCATCGGCCATCTTCCAAAAAGATGACTGAACGTGTTCTGATCCAGATTTTGTTGGATGATTTACATTAGCTCCTGACATACTTGGGCGTTGTTTAATTGCTGTTCCACCAATTTTACTTAAACTATCTTGTTTTCTTGATGGCGTAGCTATTTTTTTATCAGAAGTTTTATTTAAATCTCCAGCTTTTACTGGTGTATTGGCATTAAAGTTTTCTTGCATGTTTCTTTTCCTCTTTAGTTGTAGGTTTTATTATACTTATTTTTTCAGTTATTTTATTTTTTAATATATTTGATTTTAAAAAAGTTTCATCTAAAGTTTCTCCAGCATCTAATGGAAATTTTTTATACTTTGCATAATACGCTCTAAAATCATATTTATGTCTTGGGTCATCTGGATTAACATTCATAACCATACGTTTAGCATAGTCATTAAAGTCGGCACGAAAATTACCTTCTTCATTATCAGTTAGTTGTATCATTATTATTTTCTCCTATACATTGTTGAATGAAGGGTAAAAACCATGGGTTATCTCGAATAATACCTATAAAGCTATTAGATAAAATTGTTACAATTTGTTCTTCTTGCTTTTCTCCTACAATGGGAGTATCACCAGAAGATAAACCTCCTACCCACATTGCAGCATGCATAGTCTCATGAAATAAAGTATTTGCTAATTCTAAATTATCTATTTCTGTATTAATTTCTATTTTATTTTTTTTATGATCAAATTCACCATAATTATTTTCTTTATAAAATGAGCCTTTTGATTTTTCAATTTCAATATCTCTGTAACCTACTTTTATCGTATTTGATGGTATTTCCATTACCCCCTCCTATGTTTTATGTTTAAAATATTCTATTTGGGCTAGTCTTTTTGTTGCTTCTTTTTTTGTATCGTAAGGACCTCCTAAATTCTTTCCTTTTTTAGAAACAACATACCAACCAGCTTTTTTCTTTACAATCATATTAATAGCCAAACATTCTGTCTATAGGGGTAAATTGTATATCTGTATTATTTTTTCTCCAAAGTTCACGAGCAGCTTTTGGATTAATAGGTCTGCTCATACATCCATATCGTAATGCATCATATGCATGATCTTCAGCTTTTGTATCTACATCTTCAGGATTATTTTTATCTGTAGGCAATGTAGACATTGTTCTTATTAGATTTGTGCAATTAGAAAAAATTCTAATTCCTGGTTCATCTTTGTCATTAACTTTAAGTCGTTTATGAACTTCAAGTTTTCCATTAATTCTACTTTTTGGTGAACGATCTGATGGTCTCCATCTACATCCATTTTGTATCATAGTTTCTGCAATACTTGGTCCTACATCTCCTCGTCTTGCCCATGTGCTTGCATCTAATATACCATAACTAATGTATTCACCATGTTCTAATTCTAAAACTTTTTTTGCAAATGTATCTGCTGTAATTTTTTTAGTATATAATTCTCTATATATCCAAAGATTATTATCATAATCTACCGCAATCCATAATACACATGCAGGTGATGAATATCCCCAGTCAGCACATCTAAATCTATACCATCCTTTTGGAATTTCAAGAGGTTGAATAACATGAAGTAATTGATTAAATTCAGGAAATGCCGCATCTTCAAATGCATTCCAATCACCTTCAAGAAATTGTTTACGCTGAACTTCAGGTAATGATGCTAACATAATATAGTAATCTTCTGTTTGCATCAAATACGGATTATCTTGTAGTTTTGCAGGAATAAACCGTCTTGTTATCTTTCTCATTCCTACAGGCGTATTTATATTAACTTCAAACGTATGATTTGGTTCATCAGGTTCAACGAACATTTCTCGTACCCATTGTGAACCAACATTGCCTGGATTTCCTGTTGACCTCATAAATACAGGTATTTTTGTGTCAACTGATCTTAGTGAAGATCGTAAAAAATTATATACGTCTGGAGTGGGATATTGAGGAAGCTCGTCTATTCCGATCCACGTGTATGACTGGCCTTGATATCTTAGTGCATCTGTCATATTTTCTGCGTATCCGAACTCTATCTTTGCTCCTGATGGGAATCTCCACTCTTTTTCTTGTTCTCTCCATCTTGCTCCTGGAAATGCCTTTGCATATAAACGTTGAGAATGAGTAATTAAATCTCTCAACTCAGGCATTGTCCTCCTTATTAACAAGGCTCTGTGATGTTCTTTATCACAGTATCTCAGTGGATCAACCAACATGGCATATGATTTACCACCGCCTCGTGCTCCACCATAAAACACTTCTTTTTCAGAAGCTGCTAGAAACTCTAGTTGAGGACCAGGATTTGGTTTAAATATAACATCCTGTTCTTTTAGATGATTTTTAATATTAGGTGGAGACGTTTCAATTATATCCTCATCTATTAATTGAGTTTCCTTTCCATCTAAAACTTTATTTATAGTTCCAATTTTCTTTTTTGTATATTCAGCAGATCTTTTTGCTGACCGTAAACTTTGTTCTGCCTTTGCAACTTTTTTTCTTGATCTCTCAAGTAATTTTTTAGTTGATACTTTCGCTTTCTTGTGAGCTATTCGTTTTGGTTTCGGAGGTGCTATCTCTGGTAAGTCTTTGCTTAAGTCCGACATGCGATATGTATCTTCCTGTTTTTTTGTGTAACCATTGTGCTACTTCTCTATATGAACACGTATTTATATATTCTTTTGCTTGATTCAATGCATCTAATTGTCCAGTAATAGGTTCTAAATATTCTTCCGTTTCATCGAGTTTATAACCAAAAGGAACAACTCGTGAATGGCGTTTTATTTTTTCTTCCATTAAACTTATGTGTATTTTACTTTATTGACTTTACCATTTGGATGATAATCTTTTTTCATTCCAAATTTTAAATTGTCAGGTGTTGCTGGTTTATCAGGATCCTTTTTATATTTATTAAATTCATTTTTAATTCTTTTTGCATTTTCTTTATCTAGTAAAGTATCAACTTTTACTCGATCCAATTTTCCAGTCTCAGAATCTATTAAATCTTTAGATAGAACTTTTAAAGGCCCAAGCATATTATTTAATATTTCTAATGCACTTTTAGCTTTAGGATATCTCTGTTTATCATTTGTCGACATTTTTATTATTCCTTATTTTTTAATTTCTAATTCCTCTAATGGAGGCAATACATCTTTAATATCATCCTTTTTGGGAAGTATAAATAATCCATGCACTGCTTTCATGTTAATATCTATTTGATCTTTTTTTATAATACCTATAC